CACATCAAGGATTGCAAGTCGTATCACCGCAGGGTGAGGTGGGGTTTCACCTTCCGGAGCCGCCTGAGTCGCCAATTTACACAAACCCCGCCGGCACTATTACTGGATTTCCGTTGCCACTTCGTGACGCAATGGAGCTTCGTTCGTGGATCGGTGAGCAGACTTCCAGGGGGATGATGCCAAAAGGCACGACACCCGCTCAGTGGGATGCGCTCTACAAGGGGCCCACGAATGATATCGGAAACGTTGCGGAGCTTTACGGAGCGAGGCCGGAGTGGGACACTTACAACGCGAAAACCTCGCAGCTCTACACAGACGGCGCGAAATTCGCTAAGTTCTCCAACGACGACAACCCGACGAAAGACACCGCGAAACCCGGCGAGGCAACATCGAAGCTCTGGAACTCGATGGAAAAAGACTCCGGTGACATTGCAACACTGCGGGAGCATCTTCCTGGGGCTGCTGATGAAATCGCTGCGGCGTATTTGCGGCAGTCGCCGGAGAAGTGGGGCAGGCTTGTGGCGAAGAACCCCGATGCCGCAAAGGCCCTTGTGCCAAATCCGTTTGATCGTCTCGCGTTGAGTTCCGCGACGGGAGAAAGACCCTCTCTGTTGAGTGAAGCCCAGCGGCAGAATCGAATGCTCAAAGGGGCCGGACTCGGCGCTGGGTTGGGGGAACTTTTGCAGATCTACAACAACACGCATACGGGCTCGCAACTTTTGAGCCCGTTTGTCGCAGGGATGGCTGGGATGGCGCTTCCAATCGCCGGCGAGGGGTTGGAGCATGTTGTGAAGAACCCTCGGTTGCTCAAGGTCCCCGCGACCGGAGCGCTCGCCACGAATCCCTTACTAAGCCAGCCAGATAAATCGCAATAAGGGCTTTGGCGAAGTATGGCACGGCGAAGAAAGCAAGGACGAGAAGGATCATTGGAGGGTTCCTTCGGGCGCCGAAGTGGTGTTCCAAGTAGCGTCTTTGCCTTCGTTGGCGCGGACGCGCTCGAAGAGCTCGCCGAAGGTCTTGAGGAACTCCCCTGCGGTCGAGGGGGTCAGGACGAAAGCAACCCGAGGGGCCAACACGGAGGACACCTCGGGCTCCTCGAGGGAACCCCCGAGGAGTTGCTGCTCGTAGCAAGTGATCCGGAATACTCCGTTGATGTACGTGAAACTCAGTTGGTTTATGTAAACCGCGGGGATTGAATACGCCAGCGAAGTGACGGTTGGGGCGGGCGAAGCGGGCGAAGTCATCGGAGGGGTTCCTTGTGGTTAAGGGGCGTTAGCCCCGTACAGGGTGTTACGGTGCCACTACGGTCGGGGCGGGGCCTTAATTTACCTTCTTCGGCTCCTCTACCACACTATACATCCTATCCAACGCATCGTCACTTCCGCCACTGGTCCACGCTGTGATAGCTGCGTTCCATTTCTGCACACAGGCTTCGCAAGAGTGCGTATAGTAATGACGTTCCGCATCGGTCAGGGTTTTTCCACACCCTGCTACGGGTTCCATGCCAAGGCAGATAAAACTGGATTGCATCAGCTTCGCTCCTTCATTCCGCTACCCTGAATTGCTTCGCTAGGGGTTTCCACAGATCCGCTCCTTGGTCAACGCACTCGATTGCACGGGTTCGGACGGCTAACGCCAGGGTCCGTTCGACTTTGTCCGCGGTGATGCGCTCACCGATGAACTCGATAATTCTGCCGCCGGCGATGGGTTTGTTTGTTTTGCGAAAAACCCCGACGATCCAATGGTAGAGTTCTTCGACGATTGCCCAGTCGTTCTTGCCTTGCATCGCCCGGAAGACCTCCGGCATCTTTGCTTCGATCTCAAAGAGCCACTCAAGCGCGCGTTCGATGTCGATGCGTTCGATGCCGCTCAAGTCAATCTTCCTGGACACCGCGGAGATCCCGCTGAGTTTCTGGACAAACCGGGCGCGTTCGGTATTATACGGAAGCATCCTCGAATGCGTCGGCACTGGGGGTTCCCCCGCAAGGACCCAACTCTGGAAGTATTCTTTTGCATCTCGGTGCCACTTTAGTTCCCCCCACATCACGCTAATCCGGCCGAGTTTTGCGAGGACCCTCGCACGGAGTTCGCTCGGATCGGGGTATTCCGTGAAGGGGTCGCGTATGCGGCGTTCGGCGGAGTACACCATTACAATGCGACGCGAGAGCCCTGTCGACCAGACCTCTTCGGGAAACACCGTCGCGAAGTACGAGGGTTGAACCCCTGCGAGGATGTTAAGCTGCGGTTTGATGATCTCTACGAGCTTCACGTTAAACCGACGCTCCTCAACGTGAAGCGCTGGGGAGTTCCAGATGCGCTCTAGCGTCCCGATGTATTCCATGTCGTAAGCCGGCAGGAGGACCTTGAATTCCTCCGACGCGATGAGCATCGAGTGGTATTCTTCGGTTTCGCCTTTTTCGTTCAGCTTGACCTGGCGGGCTCGCCCGAGGGCGTCGATGAGGCTAGCCTTGGTGAGACTGTCGCTTGCGACGTGAAACGCTTTCGCCTGCGTGAAAGGGTCCTTGGCATCCCGCCAGAACTGTCGCACGGTTTCCACGATGAACTTTCCGGTTCCAGACGGCCCAACCAGCAGCACGTAGAGATTGCAGTATGTCCGGTTCATCCCGGTACGGACCCAGATCTTGCGTTCCATCGCCCCCGCGACGAGCGAAATCCCGCTCCACTTGCGGTAGATTTCAGGGCTCCGATCGTCCTGCGTCGCGGAGGTGTAAGCAAACCAATCGGTGATGAGATCTTCGGCCACACTAGCGGGCCTCCTCTTCGGTGATCATCTTGCGGACTTTTGCAGCTTCAGCAAAAAAGGACATTGCAAGGGTTTTGTGCTTCCGTCCTTGCCAGTCTTTACCTGCCTCATCCAACATCTTCGCATAGCGCTCCATGCGCTCGCGCCAGAGTTTTTTCTGGTCGGGGGTTATTTCTATCGTCATGTCAAAGCCCTCCCGGAAACACATCACCCGCGCTGCCGAACCCCATGCCGGGGAACCGCTGGCGCACACGCAAGTCAGGCTTCGCAGGGCTCCACTTGCGGAGGCCATCGGGGTTTAGCGGGCTTTCGGAGCCCCAGTTCCATCCGACTTTACCTTCGCCCGGAACGGAGTAGCGCCGTCCGTTAGGCGCGACGATTTCAACTTTGATAAGTTCCAGAACATGCGCCATGATGTCGTTTTCGTTTTCGGTTTCGCGGAACTGAAACACAATACTGTCAAACCCCTGCGCCAGCAGCCCCACTCGGGGTTCGTGCCGCCAGACCCGCCACATTCCAAGGTTCATCCGCTGCGCGGTGGTTCCTTGGGACTGGAATGCAATGCCTTCGCGGTGGGTCGCGGGGTCGTTGGGGCGGCCTAAGAAAGTCCGCTTGAACCCAAACAACGTCTGGAGGGTCCCTTTCGTCTGGATCTCCGCGATGCTCCAAGCCCACCATCTCGGGATGCACCCAAACGCCGGGGTGATCCCGGGCCCCCCGCGGCAGTATCGGGCTTGAAAGTCCTCCACAACGGGATTCGGCACTTTGAGGGTCTTCGCGAGCGTCCACGCGGTTCCCATGTAGTTGCTGCCGTGGCCTCCGCGCTTTGCGAAGTCTCGGCGGGTGAAATTGCGATAGAACACTTCGTCTGCGACTGCCCTGTCGCCTTTGGGGTCTCCGGGCCACCGAAGATCCGGCCAGACTTTCTTGGCATTCGCGGTGTGAAAGTCGCCGGACTCTGTTGCGTCAAGGAGGCTCCAATCGTCGAAGAGCACCCCACAGATGAAGCCTACGTCGCGGGCTTCGACTTGCTCGAGGTCTACGTAGCCGAGTCGGAAGCCAGCATCGCTCTGGAACACGTGCCGCAAAGACGGATCAATGTTTTGAGCATTACGTCCAGTTCCGAAGGCGTTGGTGCTAGACGAGGGTCTTCCGGTTTCTGTTCCAACGATATTGTAACCTGCTCTGAACCTACCGTCAGAATCAAGGTCGCACTCAAACACTTCGAGTTGCTTGGTGAGGTCTCGAATTTGCAAGATGATGTTAATAAGCGGCGCTGCATGGAGGTAACTTTCGCTGAGCTTTTCAAGCGCTGTGCGGTCGACCGCAACGTGTCTGGCACCCTTCACGGACTTCCATTGCTCCGGCAGGTGCATGATGTCGTAGAAGAGCGTTTTGAGTTGCTTCGTCGAGGAGTAGTTTAGTTCGCGAAGCCCAAAGCCCCCGGAGACAATTCGCTCAAACTGCTCGCCCAGCTTCGCTATGCGTTTCTTTAGCGCTTCGGCTTCCTCGAAGCGGCCGAACGCGTCAACGGCGAATCCCCTACACATCATGTCAAGATAAGGCGCTTGAAGCGCCCGCGTGAACGCGTAAGTAGGTCCCCACGAAGCTTCGCTGGCGGCGTAGGTGCTTCGGATTTGTTCGAGGATCTCCAACGTAAGGCAGCAATCCAGCCCGTTGTAGAGCTGCGCGGTTTCGGTCGGATCAAACCCGATGTTGCTTTGTTCGATCGTCGAGGTGTTGACAAGGCGGGTCATCGGAGGGGCTCCGCAAGGGGAAGCGGGATCACCGGAATCCCAAGCTCCCTTGCGTAAGCGATTTCTGCCGTCACGCCCTTGGAGGCTTCCCAGCCGTCGATTCGTAGAACGTAGAGCTTCGCTGCGCCGCGGATCATAGCGAAGTTGTACTCTTGCCAGAAAACGAAATCCTTGGGGAGGTCGAACTTTTTGGCAAGTTCGTGGCAATGGACGATAGGGGAGTAAACCCACACGCTCCTGCGGAGGAGCCTTGCCGTAGCGGCTTCCGCAGCAACGAAGCGGGCCTCCATGATGGATTCGTCAGGGTGGGAGTAGGGCGAGGCGAGGTAAACATAGCCCTTTGGGGTGAGCGTCACTTGCGGTCTCCTTGGTTCGCTTCGCGTTGCATCGCCCGACGGATTAGTTCTTGAAGCGCGGTAAGTTCTGTCGGGGTGAACCAGGCTTCCGCGGCGGGAAGTACCACCGCGATGAGGTCGGCGAGGGATTTGTTCATGATGGGTTTGGTGTGTTTCATGTTACACCAGTTCATAAGTAGAATGAAGAACCTCGCCAACAGCTGTGTAGTCGATCATACCGTCGGGATACAACAACATCCAGCATGGTCTGGCGGCTCCGCTTTTTGAGATCACCATCCGCACACCGATGATCTCGGCTTCCTCGCCGCTACGATAGATGTACGGGTGAGTTCCTTTGTACTTCACTGGACGCGTTACCAGTTTAACCGGGATTGCTTCGTCGGCCACTTTCGCTTACTCCTCTGCTTTGTCGGTTTCGTCCCCGCCACGCTTGCGCATCAGCTTCCAGGATGGCTCATCGGTGTAGATGGACCCCAAAAATCCCAGACCCTTCCGCATTTCCGGATGAATAGCATGATGCAGCAGCATCGTGTCCTCCGTGGCGTTGCGGATTGCGATCCCCCGCCGAAGCAGCCACTGGATGTCATAGAGGCCGTTTTGGAAGAGCTTGGGATTGGGTGACCCGAGGAACTCCCGCACGAGTCCCCAGGCTTCGTATTCGTCGCTGGCGCTGCGCCAATACGAGCGGTATGTTGCGGAGTCCCCGGCAACGCAGACGAAGGGGATCACAAGGGCCTCCGAGCGTGAAGTCGCGAAACCCACCGAGGTGATTTGACCGCCCTTTGTCTCGATGTCACAAGAGACGTAAGCGTCACCGCGGATGTGTTTGAGGCCCCACTCGCGGATGTCAGCAAGCTCGGGGTTAATGAGGACGTTTCGGGAGGGCCTGGCGAAGTCCGGCGAAGCGGATTCCCTCCAGGCTTTGATGAGGTCGGCGACCGTGACTGACCTTGCGCTCCATTGGCGGAGGACGTAGGCGGGGTGGAATGTCGGGAGGAACTTGGGGGTCCCCGGCTGCGTGGTGCCGCGGATTTCGGAGTGCGCTCCGGGCGACGCTGGTAGGCGCAAGGCGGCGGTGAGGCCCCAAAGTGCCGCCGCCCCTAGGGTCACTACTAGATTCGGCTTTGCCGCCTGGACCTCCTGCCCCAGGCGCTGTAGGTGCCCGAAGAACTCCTCCCGCAAATAAGCGTGCTTGGGGCTTCGGACGAGAGGTGGAAGCGCGCGCCCGGCGAAGCTCGCGCCCTTGCCCGTCGGCCCGCACAACGCCTCGAGCTTGTTATCCTGGGGCTTCAGATTAAACACATTCGTCAGGCCGATTCTGCTCTCCCGGAGCCATTCTTCCCGCTTCGCAAGGAACAAAGCGTCATTCGCATAGATCACTTTCTTCACGCTGGCGTAGCTTTGCGAAGCCCCGACGCTTGCGTCCCCGAGCATCCGGAAGAACTCTTTCCCGGAGTGGCCAATGAAGGGGGCTTGAAGGAGTTCCTCGCTCTGTCCCCAGGCTTCGCCGACGAATAGCACCCTAGGGCTTCGCGATCCGCAGTATGCGGCGAAGGGCGCAAGGGTGTTCATGCGGAGACCTTCGTTGCGAGGACCTTTGTAGTGGCTTCGCCGGCTTGCGACGCGCGCCGGAGTGCCCGAGCTTGCAAAAGCGCCGTGTTTGCGACCTTTACCATCTCCGGGTTCGTCTCGAGCCCGAGGACCTTCTCGGCCTTGAGGGCCTCCGCGGCGCGGAGGGCGCTTGCGGAACCGCAAGTGGGGTCGAGGACCCTTGAGTGCTCGTCGCAGAACATCCCCATGAAGTACTTTAGCATCGGCTCAGGCTTCGCAGACATATGGAGGGAGTTGTCTGAGGGCGACGAATACACATCGCTGACGTATTTCACGATTGGGCGGTCTCCGCGTCCTCCGACAAGACAAGTCTCGTAGATGTGTCGCGGAGTCCCCGGAGTGATAAACCCCGCGTTGTCGGATTTATGCCAGACGAGAGGAAACCGCAAAAACGCAAAGCCTGGGATCTTGCGGAGCGCGGCCCTCGTGGCGACTTCGATCTCCTCGCGATTGCTGTACCAAAACATTACATGACACGACTCTGCCGCGAAGCGGTCGAAGTTCGCCACGAAAGCCTCTAGGAGCGCCCCGTAGTGATCTTCGGAGTCATGGTACAGCTCGCCTTCTTCGCGATGCAGCGCATTGGAACCGTGCTTGTGGCCAGAGGTCCCAAGGTTGATCCCGTAGGGGAAATCGCAATGAACGAGATTGAACCGAGGGCCGGAGTACGTAGTGGCCCATTCGAGGAAGTCTTCCTTCAGAACCGGGAGGGTGGGCGCAAGGGCGACAGGGGCGAAGCCGGGAGTCGCTTTCGCACCTGCTGAAGTTCGAACACCAACTTGTCCAGTTGAAACCCCAGACGTTGAAGTTCCCCCACCACAAACGCCGCTGACACCGCTATCGACACCAACGCCGCCGCGATCAGAATTATCGCCAGGTCCGTCATGCGAAAAATCTCCTTCAAGGTTGGTTTCGGTGGCTTCGCCAGAGGCTTCGCCAGAGGCTTCGCCAGAGGCTTCGCCAGAGGCTTCGCCAGGAGCGACCCCCTCAAGCCACTCTTCTAGTTTCGTCGCTTGCGCGCGCTTCTGCCGTCGTTGGAGGAGGTTGTAAGCTTCGTTCACCGTATTGCAGGCCCGGACCGCATCGTCCTGCCAGAACCCTGCGATGAAGTGATACTTCGCCACGGTCGATCCGTCGCCCCACCCGAGGGCTACGCCGGTGGCCTCGAAAGTACACTCGGGGTCTTCGTCGCGGAAGAGCGAATGAAGCCGCACTACGCTCTGGAGGGTTTCTTGCCAACTTAAATCCTTGCGCTTCGCGTTTTCCTCGAACTCGATGATTTGGACTTCGCTTTGCGAGGGCGAGTTGGCGAAGCGGAAGGGAATGTCGCTGAGCCCGAGCATCAGCGAAGCCGCGTAGCGCCTCTCGCCGGCGTAGAGGATGTGATACCCCTGCTCGTCCGGGACCTCCTCGAGGATCACCGGGCAGATAACCCCTCGGAGCGCGATGCTTTGTAGGAGCCCCCCGGCCTCAGGATCAGGGTCTCTCCGCTGGCGCGAGCTTCGCTCGACCCATACGTGTTCAAGGGGCATTCGACCGAAGATGTTCGTGATGGGCACGGAGAGAGGTTCCTTCTGCGACTTTGTGCCTACGGCGTTGAAAGGAGGGGTCGAAACCCCTCTCTACTTTATGTCGGGGCTACCGCCCCGAACCCCTACCCGAACCCCGCTTAGTCACTGCGACGTTCCGTGATAACCCGCCCGTCAACGACCAGCTTCACATCCGCCGCTTCGCCCGGAGTGCCGTCTTTTTTGGTGTAGCTCCGCCGCACGCAACTCAGCTCGACTTCCCGTCCGATGCACTCGGGGATGTACTCCGAGGGCCTCTTCCCCCGGCGGGCGATGCCGCAGGCGTCGACGAACATATTGAGGTAGAAGTACGTATCGACTTTCGCGGGGTCCACATGGAACTCCTTGAAGATCCGGCGCTTGGTGACGTCGAAATCCCCTTCGACGCCCTCGGGGAACCGCATGGGCCTCGTTTCGATCGTGATGGTCCCCAACGTCTCGTTCCACCGACACGGGCCGACTTTCCACCAGACGACCATGACGGGGTAGATCCCGTCGGGCAACTCCGCCGGGGCTTTCGCTTCGGAGGTCTCAAGGTTCATCAAAGCAAGCATGTCAACCATCAGAAGTACCTTTCAGTGTTACGTTACTTTCGCGTCACGGGCTCCGCCCTGTTTCGCGTTCGGAGCAGGATGCCCCATTCACCCGGCCTAGGCGGCCGAATTTGCCTGAAGCACATGAATGCGTTTCACATGCGCTTCGAATTTCTTCAGCACCGGAGGCTCCAGTGCAACGAAGTCGTCGCCGTGTTCGCGAGGAGCACGAAGAACAAACTGATACCCGTCGAAGCGGCAGTATAGGCCGTCTCCGAGGTAGACTTCGCGGAGTGCTTCAGCCTCGTTGTCTTCACGAGTCGTCATTTGGAGTCCCTTCCTTTGCGGCTCTTCGCCTCGGGGTATTTCCCGCCGTTGGTGCGTTCGGCGTCAGCTTCGCTGGCCGCAATTGCAATTGCTTGCTTCGCCGATGTCACAAGGGGGCCTTTGGCGGAGCCCGAATGCAACTTGCCTTTGGCGAACTTTTTCATTACTTCTTTGGAAGGCATTGTTTTGCTCCTCTGGAGGCTTCGTGAGCGAAGCCCTCACCCTGCCCCGGTTCTTCCGGCAGGAGATCCACCAGATCCTTCGACCCGTAGCTCTGTTGGTATTCCCGGTAGTTCTTTCGGAGGTCCAGTTCGGCTGCCCACAGGACATTCCGAATGAGCCCCTTCGCTTCGTCCGAAACGAGGGTGCCATGCAAGGCGACGGCGCAAGAGCCCCGGAGGCTTGCCAGGCTCATGTAGAACTCGAATTGACGTTGTTGCCGTTCGGTTTTCACTTCAGGGTTCCTCCTAACTTCGCTTCACCCTTCACGTCCCTGAAATACTCCGCGAGCCCCGTCTCAAGCGCATACTCCGCTTTGACCCGAAGAGGCGCGGGGGTCATCAGCTTCACCATGCTGCCGGCGGAAGTCTGGATGACCCGTTTTGCCCCGACTTCTTTCGCCAGCAACGCATGAGAAAAGTACTGGCCGATCTTCGGCGCGAACTTCGATCCTACCGTCTGCGGGAATCCCTCAGAGACCCCAACTTCGTTTGCCGTGAGGGCAATGTGACAAATCACAATGATGTGGCACTTCACCGCGGAACTCTGTAGGGTTTGCAGCAACCTTGCTATCATGATTTGCGCTGCCCCGATGTCCGGGCGGTAGTCCCCCGGCACGTTGCCGTAGCGGGTGATGTTGCCCGAAAGCGCCAGTTGCTGATCCATCGCGGCTTGGGAAATGCGGCTCAAGCCATCGATCACCAGCACGTCCTGGCTCGTCCAAGTGCCGATGTTCCCGAAGTTTCGGCTTGGCCCGTCGCGCCAGTCGTTCATTTGTTCCATCACCTTGCCCCAAAGGTCGCCCTTGGGGACATAGCGTTCTTTGCCTTTCGCCCCTGCGAGGACCATTGTTTCGTCGAGCGACACGAAACTAAGCCGGTCGGCGGTCCCCGCCGCTTGCGCGGCGGTCCACAATCCGGGCATTTCGCGCCGGTAGATACTCGCCGACGTGTTCAGCATGTAATCCCGGAGGATTTGCGTTTTCTTGTCGATGTCAAGGATTCGGACGTTGTAGCCGGCCGCCGCGAGGGACGCAAGAGAACCTGTCTTTCCGGCCCCGTAGTGTCCGAGGTAAATCACCTTGTTCGGGAGTTCTTCTTGGGGCTCATTGAAGGTGGTCATTCCGAGAGTGCCTTTGTTAGGTAGGATTGCCAACGGGCTATCATAATCTGCGCAAGTTCGATTCGATCAGCTGCGGGGATCGGGCAGTCTTCGTTGCAACTTTCATCGTAATACAAATCCACTCCCGAATTATCGTACCCGCCATATACTTCTCCGTAGGGATCGATTCCGACGATTTCATTGTTGACGTATAACTTTCGTCCGGATGTTAGTTTCATTGCGAAGTTCCCCCTTGCTGGTGCTTTAGCCCCTCAGGGACTTTTCGGCTCTTCCAAGATGATACTCCATCTGCCCGAGCATCTCGGCGAACATGACCAACACAATCTCCAGTTTGCCGGTCAAACCGTTGGGTTCGCTTTGGAGGCCCTGCGAAGGGTTGCGTTCGGGCTCCGTGCCACCAATGCAGTCTGCAAGCCTTATCGCGCTGTGTACGCAACTTTGCAAACGATCCAGCATCTCGTGGAGTGTAGCGATTTGCCCTTCGAGGCACTCGCGTGAAACCGAAGGGGGACACGGCATCCCATATTGCGCCTGTGAGCCCGAGCCTGCTTTTGGCCCGATTGGTGCCGAATTAGTCGGATACATTTTGGTTCTCCTTCGTTGCAGTGTTGTCGTCGCTGAGGCCCAAGAGCCCCGCGCGTTCGGCTGGGTTTGCCCCGCAGACCCCTCTGAAGCGGCATCCGCCGTAGAGGCCACACGCTGCGTCGTTCTGGGGCCATTCGTTCCGCCCGAAGGCTTCGGAAAGCCTCCGTAGATGCACCCTTGCGTCTCGCAACCACTCCTCTAGCACCTCACGGGGCCTCGGCACGATGACCCTGCGGAACGCCGTGGCATTCGTGCCGATTTCGATCCCATCGAGCACCACTCCGTCGGACTCGATGCCGAAGCAGACCAAAGCGGCGCAGGTGTACAGCGAGAACTGACCATCCGGAGTGTAATTCTGCGCGGTCAAAAACCTCGCGGACGAAGAAGTCTTCGTTTCACCAACATACGTCACACCGTTGAACTTGCCGATCTTGTCGATGGTCCCGACGAAAGTCATAGGCTCGCCGGACGCGCTTCGGACCCCCGAGTCAAACTCAAACTGGGCCTCGATTGCAGGAGCCCCCGAGGGCAACATCACTGTTTCGAAAGTGTCATCGCGGTATTGATCCGCATACCACACAAACGTCCGAAGCAGCGTCGAGCGGTTCTTTAGGGGATCCTCGGTGAACCCTGGTTTCGCCCGGACTTCATCCCATGTCTCACGGAGCAAGAACCTAAAGGCCCCCTGGAGCGCCAGATCGTGCGAAGCTCCGCGGGATTTGTTCAGCTCAAACAGCGCCTTTGCGGCGTGGATGAGCGTCCCGAAGCGCAAGTGCGGGTCGGTTTCGGGCTTGCGGCGGGCAAGCAGAACCTCGTAGAGGTACTTCCTCAGACACGCTTTGGACGTCTGGAACGTCGAGGCGTTTACTCGGGTTTGCTCGCCGTTGGCGCCAAATTGGTTTCCGTAGAACGAAGCCTTCGGGGTCCGCGGGAGCTCGAGGATGTTTGTCATGGTGGTCAAAATCCTCCGTCGCTGTCGTCGCCGAAAGCCACATCGAGCAACGCAAGGGAGGTCTTGGGGGCTGCTTTCGTGCTTGCGCCGGGCTTCGCCCGGACCCCCTTTGCCCCGAGAGCCCTCTCGTAGCGCTCCCGATACGCCCGAAGCTCGTTTATGTATGCCATTTCTGCCGAAGGCCCCATCTCCCCGGGCGACATCAGCGCGAGATCGCTCAGCGAAAACGCCGACGCCTCGCCGAGGACCTCGGGGGATGTTGGGAATTCATTCGCCATGACGAGGGGTTCCTTTTACGTAAGTGACAATTGCTTCGAGGTCTTGGGTGGTAAACACCCCGTCCAGTTCAACTGCCCGTCCGTGGCACCAGTAGATGTATCGGGTATCGTCGCTGTACTCCAAGATTTTATCCGTGAAGTTGGCGCCGAGTTCCCGAAGGACCTCTTTCGCCTCGTCATATGTCATTGGTTTCGCTCCCTTCGCCCTCTGTTACGTTGCTTGCGAAGAACTTATCCAGGCTCTGCCCCGCCTGCCCCCCTTGCGGAGGCTTCGCCTGGGCGATTCTGTCCAACCTCCTCGCAAGCCTCTCCTGGTAGTCCCTAACCCCCTTTCGGATCATCTGCCGAATCGCCACGCTTACTCCGACTTTTGCTTCGCTCTGGCGCCCGAAGTGCTTCTGCAAGAACTCCCAGTCGGTTTCGTAAACCTCGATGTGGCGGGATGCGGTGGCTTCGTCGTGTTTGCGGGACATTAGAACAAGCCCTCCTCTTCGCGTGCCACGTCGCTTTCGCGCTTCGCGCGGGTCGCCGAGCCCCTCAGCACCACTAGGTTCCCTTCGGGGTGCCCTCGGAGTTCCCGAAACCTCACCGGCGGCAACTCCGCTTCGGGGGATTCCTCCCGAGCCCTCGCGAACGCTCGCATTGCCCTTGCGGGATCGCTCACCCGGAGGAGAAACCCGTGCTGTGCTTGCGAAGCGCGAAACATGATGCCAACCAGGTCATTCAGTGTCATCGGAAGGGTCCTCCTGCGGGGTGGGCTTCGCCCCCGAAGGCTTCGCCCGCAGCGCCTGTTCGACCTTCGCGGACGCTGCAATCGCGGCTCGTTCGGGCTTCGCTCCCGAAGCAAAAGCTTGATCAATCTCACTGAGCTTTGCTCCCTGGACCCTCAACAGAAGATCCTCTATGAGCCGTTGCGTATCCGCCCCAAGCACATCCCAAACCACGGGGTCTTGGCCGCTTCGCTGCCGCGCTCGCGCTACCACCGTCGCGGCGTCTCGGCGGGCTTCACCGCGAAGCCTCAGGGCGATCTCAGTTGCAGTTTCTTCGATCGCTATTGCAGCCATCTCCGCCTCCAGTTGGTCGTCGGTGATTCGGGCTTCTTGGGCTTCTTGGGCTTCTTGTGTGTCAACCCGATAAACCGCAGCGAGGAGACCCCCACGGCCCTGGTCCCCGCGGACTTCGGGTGGCGTTGCTCGAAACTTTGTTGGCATAAGCATCAGTTAGGTTCCTTTTGGGTTGTGGGCAAAGCCCGTGGCTTCGTTGATCGCGTCGAGGGCGGAGATAGCACGCTGTCGATTATAGTTGTAGTTGTCGATCAAGTACTCAACCATCTTTTCCTTTGGCACAGTTCCTGGGTAGAACTTTGCGATCCAATCGAGCGCCTCCCGCGCCTTCCCCAGCGCGGACGTGAGGGCGGCGATCTCATCGTCACGGTCCTCGCGCAGGAATTTCTCCAAGTTGTTCATCTGGTCGATAGGATGCGGCGCAACAGGACGCTCTCGCATCCATTTTAGATGAAGGGCTCGTGCCTTGTCCCGTTCCGCCTCAGCTTCCGCGAGCGCGGCAATGAGCGATTTGACCACTGACGGTGGGAAGTGCCCGATATAGTATTTCATGTCGGTCACGTCGTCGCAGTCCTGCACGCCGAGCGATTCTGCTGCCTCAGCGATTATCTCCCAGTCGTCGAGTTGTTCGCGCGTGATGGTCATCGTCAGTCCTTTGTGAGTTCATCGCGAAGGGCATCAATCCCCGCTGTCCATTCCTCGAATCGGCCGCCCTTCGACAATTCCGGCCAAGGCGAAAGATCTCCGTTTAGGTGCAGCCCGTAAACGCCCTGGCTTTCGATTTGCAGATCGAAGAAACACTGAACCGCCTCTTTCGCCGCCGCTTCGATCCTCGCCAGCTTTGCGCGAAGGGCTATCATCGCCAGAGATTGAGAATGGAGGTCGGCGTTCTTGGCCGTAAGATCGACGTTATGATCTGCAACGGCTTGCGATGATGTCGCGCTAGCCGTACTTATCAACTTCCATTGGTCCCGCTCCGTCTGTGCTTCTGCCAGCTTTGCGCGCAGTTCCGACGTGATGAACGGCTCGGCTGCCTCAATGGCGGCGCGCACGGCGTCTTCACACGTGGCGTGAATTCGATTGAACGCCGCGTTCGCCGCCTCTACGGCTTCGTTGGTGATGGTCATGGGTGCTTCCTCAACATAGCCGCGGCGCAGTCGTCGCCAACGATTTGCAGCGACGCAAGGAATCTCGCGGCTTCTTGTTCGGTTCGGTAGTAGCCGCTGTCGCGCGATCCCGGCTCCTGAAACACCAGCCTACCAGTAGCGTCCACTTCATTGAACATCGTCCCGACATAGTACCCGGCCGCCGAACTTAGGACCATCAATTCGGTGTAGCCGCTCTTGTCTTTGATGTATTCGGCGTTTTCGACCATAGGCGATTTCATCACAGTGTCTCCTTCAATGCGACGATGGCGGCTTTGTCCCGCGCGACACGACGGCCGATCTCCGCGAGTTGGCGGCGAAGGTCGGCGTTGTCTGTTACCAAGCTACATTCATCACACGCTTTCTCGCCATCGCACGCCGATCGGTAGGCATCATCGATGCGATCAAGGGCGGCCTTGGCGTGTATTGGCGCGCACATGTAGTCGGGCAGATCAGTGCAACACTCCCGCATTTCGCGTTCGTGTTCGATAAACCCCCGCACCTTCGCGAATGCCTCGGTGATTTTGTCGTCAGCGGTCATCGGTCGGGGCTCCCGTCGAATACCCTACTTTGACAAGGTGCTTCTTGTCGCCGTCAAAGTAGATTTTCCCACTGCCCCACCAAATCTCCTCAGCGTGGTGAGGCAACGGCGCGCCGGACTCGACCGGCTCGGCGTAGACGATCGTCTCGAAGTTGCTTCTGTCGATAACCCAAAGGCGCAGAACATCGCGCCGAAACTTAGGGTCGTCAGCGTCGAGCAAAACGTGCGATTTGATCTCCAACAGCCTGCCGCCGACGCTCATCTCCCCGGCTCCTTCGTCTCGGCGGACATGGCGAGGGCGGGCTCTGGTTGTCGCGGCGCCTGAGGAACAACCATCTTCGCCGGATAGACATGTTTGAACATGCCGTACCCGCCTTCGATCCGATGTGCGACGACGTTCATTTCTTCGCCGTGCTCGTCGGTCCATCGTGCGACGAGTTTACCGGGGCCACCGTATTTACCGCCGACTTTCTCAACGGGCTCACCTATAACGAGCGAACTAAGTCCTGGCGCATGGTCATCGCGCGCTACTTTCACATCGTCGCGCTTCCGTGCGGTTTTGAGTATGTCGCGCGCCAGTTTAGCGTGAACGTGGCTAAATGCGGTGCGCTCGGCGCAAAACTCAAGCGTCTCCTCGATCTCGTCTAGCAGGGCTGGGGTGATAGTCATTGTGTATGCTCCTTTGGCTTCGCTTCGCCGTGCGCTTCGCTTCGCTGTGTTAGATAATACCCCTGTCCCCAAACATTCTTCACCTCCACCCCAAACCTACGCAGCTTGCGGCGGATACGATACACAAACACCTTGATCGCCCCGTTGGGATCCCCTGGCGCGTCTTGGTTGAAATAAATCCTATCAATGATCTCGCCGAATTGGTGTGTTTTTCCGTCTAGCAACACGCTTACTAGTTCGAGTTCTTTGCCAGAAAGCTCCCATTCTTTCGGCACGTTCGTCACCGGCGCAAGCGCCGCCTCGGCAAGGAGAGCCCGATTGCGCCAATACTCCAGGTCGTACTTTGGCATCGCGGAGGGCTCCGTTGAAGGGCTTCGCAGTGTCGCACCTGCGGCGTTCAGAACAGCTCCGCCAGCATCTTCTCGCGCTCGGTCAACCCGGCTTCGATCCGAGCCCTTGCGGCTTCGCGTAGGAGGGGGTCTTCTCGGAGGGCCTCCAACGCGGCACTTCGCGAGGG